ACTGTACCGAATCGTTCCAATGTCTACGTCGTCAAGATCACCAAAGTAAATGTAGTTATTTTGAGCATTGTCAGCGCATAGATTTTCAAAAATAGTATCTGCGCCGCCACCCGTGTCTGAAGCTCTGAGACGTATATACGCATCTCCAGAGGCTTCATCAACTTCAAAAAGTCGGTCAGGTGACGTAGTACCAATACCGACGTTGCCGCTGCTGTCGATACGCATACGTTCTGTGCCAACGGTAACGGCTGCAGTATCGCCGTCTTGCCCTGTTGATCCAGTATAGAATGCAAGGCCTGTTGGCATATCTGTTGAGGAATTAAAAACTCCTTCAGAAATGCCAGACATACTTGCCGCATAAAGAATATTGGAAATGCTAGAATTGGTGTGATTGCCACCAAACATAACAGTTCCTAATTTATTTTCAGCAGCATCTATAGCGGCACTTGTTTGATTTTTCGCAAGTCGAACTTTTCCTCCAAAACACTGACTACCGTTTCCATCACTTCGCTTGCCAATAATCGTTAGATTTGGTGCAATATTACTAGTATTATTGTCTTCAAGTAAAATGCCATTGCCCAAACCTGTTGAGATATGAAGAGTAGTGCTAGGACTACTCGTCCCAATACCGACATTCCCGCTTGAGTCGATACGCATACGTTCGCCGGCATTCGTAAATAGAGCCATGTAATTAGAAGTATGGTTATATACGATTTGTCCTGAAACCGCAGCCGTGTCAGTAAAAAGAATACGTTGGTCAGCAGTTGTCGATCCAAGAAACTGCATACCCATGTTGGCGTCCGTTGACTCTATAACAAACTCGCCGTGAGTTGCGCTGGGCGTACCGCCGGTGGCTGCGCTATTTCGTATCCGAACTACCGTACTTGCCGCCTTGTACAGATCAAGTAAATAACTCGGTGCCGCATTACCAATACCGACATTACCGCTGCTGTCGATACGCATACGTTCATCAGTACCGTCTGTTAGACCACTAGTATTAGTTACAAAAACGTGGTCGCCGTTTCTTGTTCCATAGACAATACCACCTCGGAAGCCACCATCAGTAGCATCCCTTTTACTTCCACGAATATAACCAAAAGTTGAATAAGTACCTGAAGAATTATACTTACCTTCAAAGATTAAGGCACCGCCTACACCTTCTGCATAAGCAGTGTCATCTTTTAAAGAGAGTGTTTCTCCATTCCAAATCGAAGAGGTTGGAGAGGCTACCGTTTCAATTATATCTACTTTAGCTGTAGGACTACTTGTACCAATACCGACGTCGCCGCTGCTGGTGATACGCATACGTTCTGAAGCATTGACACTAAACCGCATCGCTTCATCTGTACGATCCACCATAATGTAGTTAGCGTCTGCATCAGCGAAATTGTCGTGGTCAAACACAATTGCTGGGTTAGCGCCAGAAGCACCTGTATCGGTGCGGATTGTTCCAGCAACGTGGAGTTTTGTGCCAAGAGCAGTATCAACGGTGCTAACGCCAATACCGACATTCTGGCTGCTGTCGATAGTGATCGCGGTACTGCTGGCATTGTCGTCAATGCCGGTCGAAGTAAACGTCGTAAACGTACCCGCAGCCGCGCTAGAGCCGCCGATCACCGTGCCGTCGATGGTGCCGCCGTTAATATCAGCGGTGGTAAGGACCGCACTATTAATAGTAAATACGCCAGTGCTATTGGCGATAGACCCCGATGCGGTACCGTCCTTGGCCTTGATATTAGTGACTTCAAGGTTCGTAGTATCAATCGTAGTAGCGTCAATAATATCCGTCTGGCACGCCTCTACGTTGGTGCCGTCACAGAACAGGAACGCCGTGGACCCATTCGGTACAGCTACGCCAGTACCACCGGAGGTCTTGAGGGTAACCTGCTGTCCGGAGATGTTCTTGAGGACATAGAGCTTTGTAGCGGCGGGGCAGATAATAGGAGCCGCAGCGGAGGGGTTTCCGCCACCATCGTCGTCCGCGACCAGAACAGCACAGCGTGATTCAGAAGTCGTGCCGTTAGCAGTCGTAAGGGTATGGCTGTTTGCTGTCCAAGAGTTGATCGTAGCAAGACCAGCGACCGCCTCCTCAACCATCTCGGTGATGTTATCGTTTACAACATCGCCCCACGAACCACTAAGCTCGCCCTGCACGGGGAGTGCCAGTTTAAGAATAGTTGTATATTGAGTCGTCATGCTGTCCGCTCCACACCTTCGTATCTGTATATTAACTTATACAGGCTTAAAATCCACTAACATTTTGCCAACTTGGTGTCTGTGAAGTAGTTATAGCACCCCAATCGGGTGTCTGACCAGTATCTACCTCACCCCATACCAAGAAGCTACCTGCGGTGCCAGTAGCAGACACACCTGCAACACTTACCACAGACTTAGCCACAACTGTAACACTACCCAGATACCCAACCCCGGACACGTCGGTAACTGCAAAGTTGCATCCGGCGCTTACAGATACGGTACCAATAGCGCCTGTAGCACTCAGTCCAGATAGTGCGACATCTGCGGCACCTGTAGCCGTAACTGAACCCAGCGCAGAAGTGGCGGACAGTCCACTCACCGCCACGTTAGAATCGGCGTTTACGGTTACCGACCCAACTGCAGAAGTAGCAGCTAAACCAGACGTAGAAACATTAGCGTCTGCAACAACTGCTACAGAACCAAGCGCAGTAGTACCGGCTACACCATCAACAGATACTACTAAAAGGTCGGTGCCCCAAGCCGTCTGACCCCAAGCACCCCCACCCCAACCGGAATATTCTACGGACGAGGCCACTTGGAATCCTTACTTAAGCAATACGGATGATAGCGTTGCTAGCGTCAGCAGCCGGGAACTGAATGGTAAAGTCGCCAGCCGTAGAGGTCTTATCACCACCAAAGTCCAGCACAGCCACAGCGGGGTTAGAGCCACCAGACTTATAAATAAGCGCCCCGCGAGCCGTGATTGTAGCCGAAGACCACGTAGTATCAGCAAAATCGAGGAACGCCGTGGTGCCAGAAGTGGTTGGGTTTGCTGAGATAGTAAGAGTGTTACCCCCAGCAGAGTACCCAGTACCACTAACCTCATTGGTGACGGAGTACGCGGTCGTGCTCGCATCGAGCGTAGCCGACGAGGTATACAAAGCGATTTTGAACGTCTGCGCCGTATCGCTGCTAAAATCCATTTCGCCGTCAAGGAGCGCCTGCTTGAACGACGTGCACATAGCCTGTGTGATTGCCATAATCTATCTCCTATGATACGGCTTGCCGAAACTGTCCAGAACGGTAAGTATCTTCTCTTAACTTACCATCACCCAGTACCTTCAGCAAGTTTATTGACTGTAAGTACAGTTTCTCGTACATCGCAACAACGTCCTGCTCGCCCTTTAAGAAGCGTATGGCTTCGATAAGTGCGCCGTTCAGCAATGCAGAGTCAAATTCATCACCTAACCAAGTCGTTCCAGCGGTAACAATCGACTCAGGGTAATATCCATAATGAAGCTCTGTTGTATAGTTACTATCAGGCGTTGGACCTACCATAAAACTACCATCAGAGAAGTACGCATAATGAGCGGGTAAGCCGCCGGGGGAGGACGCCGGATAGGCTTCACGGATGAAGTTAACATCCTTGTTAATCAGGTAGTTATAATCCCCACTACCATCAACAACAGCCAAAGAGTACGCCCACAGAAAATCCGTGGGCATCCCAAGGTAGCTATTACCACTTGTAAACGTACCGGTTACATTTTTACGGAGGGCCGGGATCTGCACAGAGTTATAGATCTTCTGCTCAGCCTGTTCAGTGAACATGGCAAGCTGGTCAGCCGTGAAAGACGTCTCACAGATGTCCTCGATATTAGTGGTTAACTCTGTGTAGTTCATGGTTAGGCCATCGGACCACGGGCCATAGTGCCCTTAGTTGCCGCTCCAGTACCACGAATTTTCACACCAGAAGTCTTAACACCCTCCATACTGCCCTTCGGGCCATATACTTTTGGCATGTTCGTGGCTTTTACGGGCATATTAGATGTCTTTTTCATATCTAACTCCTATTCTGTGGTGACAGTAACAGAACCCACTGAAACTGTCCCTACTAAATTGTTTGGTGTTAGGTTGAACGGATCGTTCATACCAACCGGATTCCACCCAAACTGTATATCCCGGCTCGGCGTTAATTCAGCGGAGTCGGGGCGCGGGTCTCTAAGAGCCTGCGGGTCATCAACTGGGTACTCGCCAAGATGTAATTGCGGGTGGTCGGGGTTCCAACATTCAGGACACGCTTTGATGTTGCTGTTTCGACCCTTTACAATAAGCTCTTTAAGTTCCCGTAATTTATACTGAAACCCACAAACATCACATATTGCAAGAGCCTTCTGAGAAGACGCGAACCTCTGTGACATTAGCAGACCCTCGATGCACGCGGAACGAACCGAACTGAGGCTTTCTCCCTATCTTCGCCAGCGGCTAGGTTAAACTGCTCGTCATACTCAGCCTTAAGCATCTGTGCGCGGGGCGTTAGTTCCGGCACCTTCATGGCGATCTGATAAGCCAGCCCAGCAACAAGGCACGGGAGGAAGCGGAAGTTCATATCCGGCGTCTCAACACCACTCCCAGCATCTTCAACACGACGCATACGCCAATAAACAAACGTATAATCGTTACTGTCCGGCACAGGCCAGACGTTGATCTTGGGGGCGTCGCGGAGTCTCTCTACCCAAACCTGAATCGGCCTGCCGGTAGACAGCTTATTAGGGATAGAAGAATAGGTGCTGACGCTAATACGGCTGATATTGAGGTCTGACTGCGTGGTGGCGTTACCCGCGTTGGTCCGAATCACCTGCTCCAGCAGGTCAATGGTGTCGGCGGGGAGGGTATACTCACCTGTACCGCTTACGAGGCTGACCGTACCCTCGTCGATAGTCCACATGTTGATGCCACGGTTCTGCCACTCAATAGTAAGCAGATTCATGGACCTACGTGCGGTACGCAAATCATAGCCCGACCGCATCTCTCGGCCCGCACGTTCCCACGCCTCTTCAGCGATCTCCGTGAAGTCCATATTAAATGCGGTAGTGCCTGAAGTCGTCATTTGCGCTTCCAACCCTCACGAGCTTTGGTCTTTGCTTTGCTAGACAACTGCCCGTAGTGAAATAACTTTTTAGATGCGTTTGACATAGTTTTGCCGGTCATAAGAGTCCCGTCGGGATGCTTGTGCATACCACCCTTGTGCTCTCTACCGTCTGCAAAATAATGTTTAACGCCCTTTGCCACTATGCTTTCCTATATCTAGCCGTTTTCTCTGCAATCTTCTTGGGCTGCTTTACGAACTGCTTCCCGGCAGCAGTCCCACGGCGCTTTGCTTGCGTGGTCGCTGCATACTCCTGCGGGGACAGAGACTTGATGGCGCTTTCCGGTAGGTACCGTTCGCCCGTCTCGCTCGACTTCTTGCCTGATTTGGTCCGCCATTTCTGCTTCGTCCAATTCTTGAGAGACTGCTGCGGCTTCTTCAGACCACCTGATTTGTAATACCTACGCATCAGGACTTATAACCGCCGCCTTCGGCTTTGTACCTCTGCGCCAACATCTGTGCCTTACGGGCACTCCACTGACCCGGCTTACCGCCTTTACCACCGGCCTTGATGCTTTCAAAGAGCCGCTTACGCATACCGGGCTTCGTATAGTTGCCCGCTTCGTTTACACGGCTCTTCGACTTCTTTGACGATACACCACCACCAGTGCTGTACATCTTGTAGCCGCAGCCATCTTTCCGGTAGTACTTACGCATTACGCGCCTTTCATCTTCACCATTTTGGCTGGACGCACGCCGCGCTTAGCCATACCACAACCGCGGACCTTGCCGCCTTTGTTGTACTTCATCATGCCACCACCCATCTTCTTGACGGGCTTCTTTGGGGGCTTGGGTTTACGTTTGGGCCGGGGGGTATCGTCGAAGTCCATAGGTATACCGCGAGTAATCTCATCACCCGGAGCACCGCCAACACCACCAATAATTTCTTCCCGGCGACGGCCAATATCTCTACTGCGGCGTACTTTCTCAACATTATCGGGAGTTAACAGACCAAACCCCGGATCGCCCTCGACCTTATCGCCCTCGGCGTACTTCATGACCTTGCCGCCACCCATCATCTTGCCTTTACCATCAGCGGCATAGAACGGCACCATTTTGCCGTCTTTTTCGACCATTTCGAGTTCACCACCCTTGGCGTAGCGCTTCATCATGCCGCCGCCCATGTAGTTCTTAGACTTCTTCATAAATTCTTCTCCAACAGATTGAGGTACGCCGGTTTTTTTAGCGAACTTAGGGTTGTTGGCTACTGCAGCCATAAACCGGCGTTGTTTTTCGGATTTAGCAGGCATTAACAGTTCCACTTACGAAGGCTTTTGTTAATCCTGCTGTTCGGATCATTCGCTGTTTTTGCGCTGGTGTTACGCTTTTTCATACCCTGCATACGCGCACAGAAAGACTTGCGGCGATTAGCCGCTTTAGAACCTTTCTTGAGCTTACTTGGTTTGGTTGTTACAGCAGTTTGCAGTTTGCTACCGGGATTCTGCCTCCGATAGCTGGCAACACCTTTCTCGTTAAGACCGCCAGAGGGGTCTTTACCTTCTTTGCGCTGCCAAGCGGGGGATTTAACTCCCCCGCCCGATCTGTAATACCGCCGCATAGCTACTAACCAAACTTCTTACGAAGATACATAATGACGGTGTAGGTATCAGCCGATGATGCGCCCACAGTCGTGAACTTGATATCACCAGTTTTACCCGTACCAGCATTATTGGTAAGCCCACCAAACACGGTATAGTCATGATTACCGCTTTGGTTCTCACCAAGCTCTATGCAAAAGGCATCTGACGTAGCGTCCCAGAGGATCTGGACTTTCATGCCGATGCACTGCCACCAAATACGTTCAATATCGACGCCGGAGCAGGCAAGACCATTCTGGTCAGATTCTAGGGCGCTGACATCTACCTTTGTAACCGCTGACTCTCCGGTGCCGTCCGAAATATTGGTGAACTTAAGCACCGCATGGGCCGGACCATCAATCAGGGTTTGAGAGGTTACTGCATCAGCCATGAGTTACCCCCTTAGTTGGATTCTACGCCGTCGTTCGCCATCGCGTAGGTCATGATACCAACAAAAGTACCGCCAGTAGCAGCAGAAGCGCCTTTAACAGCCTGTACCGTTGCATTAGCGGCCAAACCACCAGCAACACACAGAGCGCCGTTAGCGCCGGTAATCTCACCAGCAACATCAACCGGAAGCTCGTTGAAAATACCGTCAGTATCAGCAGACGTACCAATGTCGATGGTCGGGTTGGTGCCGCCCGTGCCAGCTTCTACACACTGCACAGACATAACGATTGCACCAGCAGGAAGAGTAAGCGTCTCACCAGAGGTAGCGGACGTACCGATCCGAACATTGGCCGCAGAGGTAGCGGTTGGGTCACAAGCGAACTGAACGCTCTGGACCATAACGCCGGGAGTTACAACGCCTTTACCGCCCCCACCGTAGGAACGGACGACGCCTTGAAAGGTCGTATTAGCCATATCTATCTCCTGTATTGGCTAGTGTCAGCTACACAATATAGCTGTCAGGGATAAGTTATTATACAAGATAAAAAGGGGGGCATCAAGTGCCCCCCTTAATAAGACAACGCAAGTTATTACGCGCCCGGTGAACCAAAGATCCCGAGGGGATCGGAAACACCAAACGAGTAACGCTCACGAGCCTTGTAGCGGCTGTTGCCCGTATCGAAGTCAGCATCCATAGAGGTCTGCATCGGGGTACGAACAAAGTGCTTCAGGCCGTTCGGAACGTCGGTCATAAGGAACCAAGCATCCGTGTCCGTCAGGTAGTGGTTAACCGTGTAACCCTCGGGGATCGAACCATTATTACGCAGTGCGTTAATGTCGTTATCCGCCGTGCCCACGCGACCTTCCGTATCCAGAAGACGTGTAGCAACGAACATGAGGTTCGGCGGAACCACCAGCTTACGCGGTTTAGCCGCGATCAGGAGGCCACGCTCGTCCGTCCAACCAGCAATCTGAATGACCGCCGCCTCAAGAGAAGTCTCGTTGAGGTCAGCCGCCGTCGAAGGCGTGTTGGAGTTGGTGCCACCCGAAACAAGCGGGTGGGCCGTCGAGCAAAGAACCTGACCATCACCATAGGTAACGCCAGAGCCGGTGAACGCGTTGTTCAGAACCGACGCAGCCTTAACCTGCTTGGTGTACGCCATAGCGCGGGCGAGAGCCTTCGTGTAACGAGACGACAGAGAGTCGTACAAGTTATCTTCGATAGCTTCTTCAGTAACGGAGAAGCCCATCGCGATGGTCTCGTGCGTATAGCGAGCAGTCCACGACTCCTGTGCGTTGTCATATTCGATGGCAGAGCCTTCGTTCTTGACAGGCGCGGCGGAGAAGCCGGACAGCTTGGTCTCTTCTTCAAAGGAACGATCCGAAGTCTCAGACTCGAAAATTTCCTTATGCTCCTCACCGTACTTGGCGTACTCAAGGCCAAACAGAGCGTTTAGGCCGGGGAGGAGTTCTTTCAGTAATTGGGCGCGTGAAATAGCCATTTTACATCACTCCTTATACGCCAGTGGTGTTGTCAAACTGATGGCCCGCGTTCCACTTAACGAGAGCTTCAGTATAACCGCCGGACGCGTTCTTGGTCTCCTCAACCAGACTCACGATCCGGAACGGAAGCGTGTTGGTCGTAGCGGAGGTGTCCGAAATCGCGCACTTGGAATTGCCAGTAATCGTGCTACCGGTGTTGTCCACACCAGCGACGTTAGCGCCAATATCCGTGATCGCGAGATCGCCAATCGTCGTACCAGACGAAACGACAGCGACCTTAAACAGGACATCCGTGGCATCGACAACATACGCTTCGATGTCGCTAGCAACCGTGCTAGCCGGATAATACTGCTTAAAGGTCTTCTGCTCAGTGCTCGGGTCTGTGAAAGAACAGCCCACAAAAACGCCAATCGGCGTCATGGCAGCGTCGAACGTATCACGCTCAACGGTACCACCGGTAACGAGTTTAACAGCGTCCCCATTAAAGATGCTCGTGGCATAGCCGCTGGCAATGCCGTAATGACGAGTAACACCTACAAAGGGAACACCGCTAAGCAGCTTTACCGGGACAAGCCCATAAGGGCCATCAACAGTAGGATAAGCCATAATTAGCTCCCATGCTTAAGGTTTAGGTTCCAGTTCCAAAAGTAACCTTCGTTTTTCTGTCGTTAAACAGAGGCATACGAGGGTCATTTTCGCGCATAAGGTTGTTGTCAACTGACTGCATCTGAGATTTGGTCTGCTCATTGTAGTAAGCGTTCCGCTCTTCAACCAGTTCAGCCGGAGCCTTACAAAGCATAAGACCACCGATCACAATGTTATCCTTGAAGCGTTCCTGCTCCACAGCAACCATAGTGATCTCCGGGTGATCCGTTGCCTTTACAGGCTCCCAACCTTCGCGGAGTTTTGAGGAAACATTAGTGGCGTCTACCTGCCCTTGCGTAGACACTCGAACCCAGTGGTACTTGTAACCCGGCTCGGGATCAGGAGAAGGTAGAACCTCCGGTCGCTGCCAAGCTCGTCTACGGGCACTTTTCTCACGAGTATCGTGCTCACGATCAATTCGGTTATCAGCCATTACTATTCCTCATTTGTATTGCAACCTGTTTGGCGTATTCATCGAGAGGTACTCCAAGACGTTTCGCAAGGTTTACCTGTGTTTGCGTTAGTACCACCTTCTTAGGTGCTGTGCTCCGCGTAGCGGGGGCAACCACATTAGCCTGACGTTTTGGCGTCCTCTTCTCGTCATCTTCTTCAGCATCGTCCGATGAATCATCGAAGTTCTCTGGGAAGACCTGTCGCATACGAGTGTCTAAACTCTCGTAGTACTCATCACTCCTCGGGTCTACACCCGACTTAACGAGCTTATTATGCAACCCCAGTGCAAAGCTCGTCATTTCGTCGTCTGTACCGAACCACGTATTAGACTCTGCCCAACTCGCGGCCCGTTCATCAACCTGTACCGGGGCGTTATTACTTCCGTTAACTCCAGAGTCTACAGACCTCTCTTCTTCCTGTAAAGGAGATAACTTGATATTATTTAGCCTATCTGCCTTGATCTTGACATTGGTTAAATTTTCTTGCGCTTCAAGAACAGCATCTGAATCGCCAGCTTCGTAAGCATCTTTATAGGCTTTCTTTGCTTGTGAAAGTTCCGCCTCGATTGTCTGCTTAGCTTGGTCAAGAAGCGCCGTCTGGTTCCTACCTACGGTGCTTTTCAGGTTGCGATTCTCTTCAACCAACTGCTGAGTGTAGCGCTCTAACTCTTGCCGTTCACGCAAGGCTGCTTCTTTAGCACGGCGCTCATCATGGTAGCCTTTGCTAAAGTGCTTAATGCGTTTCTGAACCTTCTCAGAATACTCTTCGAGTTCCTCGTCGGTTACATCATCCGGCGGATCAGACGCTTTACGCCCTCGATCAGCCTTTGGAGTGTCGTCCACAACTTCGATATCAAGCTCTTCACTTGGTTTACCGCGCTGCAGACCGCTTTCTTTGCTTCCGCTACTAGCTTGCTCATTCTTAGATTTCTCCAAAGGTTTTGCGCTAGACGGCTCTACCTCAATTTCAACACCGCCCTCCTCCACATTGTCGGGATCAGGCAGCGAATATTCAACTTTTTCAAAAGGCATATTTTATCTCCCTACGCCGTCATGATGCCGCTAGGGTCAGGGATAACAGCTTCGATGGAATCGTCGTTCATAAGACGAAACTCTTTGCCGTTAACCTTAAAACGTGTGCCCGTATTCATACGGAACATCACGTAGTCACCCGGTTTACACCACGGACCTTCAGGAAAACGCTCCTTATCACTGTAAGCACCCTCGCCCATATCAATCACGATACCCATGATCGACATAATATACTCTCGGTGTTTCTCCGTATCCGTCTTAAGCAGAGAACTACCTTTGTAGTGGTCCTCGATTTCAGGCAACGCTACCAACAAGCGGTACCCAACTGGCTTGGGAAGCTGGGCCTCCCAGTCTTCTTCAGAAACGTCGTTGATATTAACAACTTCACTCATCATCGTCTTCCATATGACTTCGCAAGAGGTCTTCCATGTGTGAGAGCGCGGTATCGAGACCCCGAATTACACCGCACAATTCCCTATACTCAGCGTAGTCCTTGGAACTACCGCTGGATAGAAACTCCACTGCAGAGGAGCGTTGCTCCTCGATACGTTCTTTAAGCACGTCAAAGACGGTTTTTGCCATTATCGGCCTATGTATTCCTGTTTGGTGTTGTTACGCTCTTGAAGATCTCAAGATCTAGCTTGTCAGTCTCGGTCTTAGCCTTGACCTTGGCTTGCGCTGCATCCACCGCGATAGAAGCCTTCTCCAACTCCAGCTTCTTAGCTTCGAGGAGAGCATCAACTTTATCAGACTCCACCTTACGCTGTTGCTCAGCCAAACGTATCTGAACATCAGCCGCATCTTTTTGAGCCTTGCGCTGGACTTCAGCCTGCTTAGTAGCGGCTTCCTGACGGCGTAGCTGTAGAACTGGATCTTGCGCTTGCTGCTGGGCCTGCTGTTGCGCTGCTTGCTGCTGATGCGCCTGCGTAAGTTGTTTACCAGCATCAGCCACAAGCCGAGCAAGATCAACCTCTATGTCTTCAGGAAGCTCCTCATCCGGCGGAGGTAGTGGTACACCCAAGCGCTCCTCAATCTGCTTGCGGTAACTAAACCCGAGATGCTCAGCAATATGAGCCTGCAACGAGGCCATAATCTGTTGCGCCTGCGGATTCTGACCAATCATCTGCGCGATCATCGGATCTTGCATAAAAGCTGTGTGCGTTGCGATATGCGCGTCATGGTCTTGGTAGATAAACGCACGCATCGGTTTACCAATAAGTGCGTCCATATTCTCGCTAACCGGGTCTTTCGGTTTGAGGTCTTCTTTAGTCGGAACAAGTTTATCTGCGTTCTTGACCCCAAGAACCTCGATCATCTGCCTATGCAGGGCAGGTAGGTCATAGATCTGCGGTGCAGACTGGGCCATCTGGAGGACGGCCTGATACTGCACAACCCGCTGCGCCATCGTCGAACTATTCGGGTCGCTAACAGGGATTACGTCTACGAGCGCGTAGTCAGCTTGTCGGGCGCTGACCTCCCCCCTTAAGGGTTCGTAGCCGTACTCAGCAGGGGCGTACTCGGCCATGATCGCCTTGAGGAGCTTGAACTCCTGCTTCATGGCATAATGTACGCGAGCCTGCACCGCAGCCATTGGCTTGAGGGTACGCTCAAGCAACGCAAGTGTCGTGCCCACTGGGGCGTTAGCCGACATATCAGAGATGTTCATATCGCTGATAGCGCCGAGCCTACGACCTTCCTGCGTAATTTTGTCGAGTAGCTGGAGTAGGGTCTGCGACGGCTCCTTATACGGAAGCGGCATAATGTTGTCGCGCACACTGCCAGACGGCACATCTACGTCGCGCCACTCACCGGGTTCAATCGGCGTATCGTCGCCCTTGATGCGAAGCCCTCGGGACTTAAGACCGCCCGGAAGGTTAGACAGCGTACCCGCATCAACCAACTGACGGATAAGTGACGTACCGGCCCGTGCGTAGCCACCAATGATATGGATCAAGCCAAGACCGTAGAACCCAAACCCCGGCACATAAACGTAATGCACGAAATGCTGCCGCTTAAGCATCAGCGGATCTTCGGGGTTCCAGTTACGGCGAATAGCTAGAACAGCGCCGGTGCCACGCTCAATGGTAACGACGTATGGGCGAGCGACTTCATCATCAGAATCATCAAAGCCGTCGATAACCATATCGACGTGAATCTCGTAGATGCTGTAACGCTCGTCGTCAGTAATCGAGTAGCCGCCTTCCTCCGCTTTTCTCTCTTCAATATCAGTGTGGAACGGCTGTGGGTCGCCTAGCTCGATATCCCGGTAGAAGCCACTTACCTGTAGCTTGCGAAGTTCGTTCTTGGTCTTACGCATAATGTGCGTAACACGCTCTGCGCTCTCGATGTGAGAGGCTCCGTAGGGTACGATAACATCTTCAGCCGGGACGTAGATCGCCACCTGCCGCATGATGTTCGGGTCGTAATAAACTTTCTTGAACGCAGACCCAGCCAGACCAAGACTGTAGAGCAGGCGCTCATGCTCCGGGCGGTACTCAACCATCCGCTCCGTAAGCTCGTAGTTCATGTCCGCCTTTACGCGCTCGGCGGCTTCCATCTTGTCTTGGTTCTCTTCTCCAAGGATCTTTACGCGAACTGGGCCAGCGGCGGGGAACGTCTCGCTCATAGTCTCTGCTTGGAACCGAATAGCGGCTTCGGCAAGAACCGTGGAAAACACACCACACGCGCCATCCCACGGATCAGTGCGCTCTTCGTACTTGAAGCCTAGAACGTCCAGACCCTTAACAAAGGTATCTGCCCAGTCTTTGCGGCTGTCGATGTCTGTATCTACATACCCAACAAGCTCGTTAGAAATACTAGCAAGCGCGTTGTCGTCTAAGGACTCAGCTAGGTTGGCATCAAAGGAGGTAGGCTCGATATCCTCTCCGGGGACAAGCGTAATCTCAACACTACCATCGTCGAGTGTCACCATATCCGGGTTGACAATCTCGATCTCAAGCTCACCAGCATCTTCCTCGATATATTCGTCGATGCCTTCAGGTGCGGCGTATAGTCCTTTTTCAATCGCCATTATCTATCCTCTAGTAGTATCCGCCGCGACGTTGCTTGAAGTACTGTATGGGGTCCGGCTCATCAGAGGGCAAACGAATAAAACCACCCTGCCTAAACCGCATAAGCGCCATAACAGTAGAGTCAACCAAGTCATCATGACTCATAAATGGGAATCCGGCAATCTCTTCTATAACTTCTTCTGCCCAGCGTGTCTGAGGCATCCATACCATACCTGATGCTACAATGTCTGCTACAGAATTAAGACGCGCCAATTTATCGCCGGAGCCTCTGTGTGGTGTATACTCCTGTACAGGAAGACCCATACGGCGCATTTCCTGATAGATGGCTGTGCCTGCGCTTTTCTTCTCAACGATAAAGGCGTCTGGTTCCCACTCCGAATACTCACGCATAGCCAACTCTTTGAGTTCAGGGAACTCAAGCCGGTCCTTGATGCTGTTAAGCAGGATGATGTTATGAGTGCCCTCGTGCTCGTTGAGGAACACACCCCACGTTGTGAGGGCGGTGTAGTCAGCTCTGTTGTGTTTTTCAGCCGCAGCGTCCAGAGACATTATAATGTATTCGCACATCGGTGCGTGCTCGTCACCCCAACGCGACCACCACTCACGCTTGACAATAGAGGCTTCCTCTGCTGTCGGCTGCTGCTGGTACTGTGCGTTCCACTGGAAGACGGGCATAGACGCCTTGGTACGTAGGAGGGCGTCCATATCAAAGAACTCGGGCCACAGGGGCTTCTGCACTAACTCCCCGGTCTCCTTGTTCTCCGTATCCAGAATGGCGGGAAACTCAACTATCTCGTATTGGTCCGAACGCTCATTTTGTCCCATATCTCGGGTAACGCGCCCGGTGAGATCGTCCATGTGCCATCGGGTCTGGATAATCGCCACCCGACCCCCCGGCATGAGTCGTGTTCGAGCGCCGAAGGTAAACCACTCGTAGGCTTTCTCAAACACCTCAAAGTTTCCGTTGATGACATCTTGTTCGGAATGGGGATCGTCCACAAGCAAGAGGTCAGCACCACGGCCAGCAAGGGCAGAACCAATACCGCACGCGTAATACTCACCACCCGAGTTGGTATTCCACCGACCCGCAGACTTAGAATCCGACGCCAACTGGACTGTGGGGAAGATATCACGGTAAGCATCTGTATTAATTAGGTTCCTAACTTTTCTACCGAAGTCCACAGCGAGGTCAGTGGTGTGTGACACCATCATAACCTTCTTTGTCGGGTTCCTACCAAGGAACCACGCCGGGAACATGATAGACACAAGCTGTGATTTACCATGACGCGGGGGGATATTCACGCAAATACGGTCTTTATTGCCCTGCTCAATGTCCATGAGCATGTCTGCGAGCATACGATGGTGCTTACCAACGATGTAATCGGGCTGCATATGCTTGCAAAACTCGATCAGATCGGCGTATGCGGCCTCATTTCGCCGCCGATTGTCTAATTCATCGACCAATTTGTCGATTTCAGCCACTTCTTCGGGCGAAAACGCATCCAGATTGGCGAGCATGTGCTCAATCTCAGCCTCTGTGAAGCCAAGCTCACTCATTTCTCTACCCCAAGCTCCTCGGCCACGTCGATGACCTCGCTATCAATGATAACTGCGTCATCTTCGATGGGATTTACGAGTTTTGCCAGCTTAGAGCGTAGCTTCAGGCGCAAATCCTCGGTAGACTGGTGGGTTACAGTCACTTCTGACTTCTCTGCGAACAACCCAACGTCAGAAATCTTACCCAAAAGCTCCAAAGCACGGATGCGAACCCGTGGATCGGGGTTGTCCGTCTCTAAAATCAGCTTGTTCGTGACCATATGGCGGATCTGGGCCGCGTTCTCAGCCACTAACTGTCCAAATTCGGTGAGGATACTGTTCGTCAGTACCAAGGAAGCGGGGGTAAGTGTCGCTGCCTTCTTCAGTGTCACCTTCTTGGAGGTCTTTTCGGGGTCTTGAGCGTAAGCGTGCGTCAGTTTAGCAGCTACGTCCTTATCTTCCTTGGTGGGTTCCGTGTCTAACCCATGTTCAGAAAGCTCTTTTACCGTATTTGCGGCAGCTTCGGTGTATTCCTTCAGGTCGTCGTAAGACGCATCGGGATCTACAGGCACGCCGACTTCTGGTTCTATACGCAAGACCATATCATTTTCGCAGGTGTTAACCGTTACTCTATTATAACACACAAAATATGTTATACAAGGAGGTGTGGGACTCCTATGGGGGGTACTTCTATATATGGACTTTCGCCAGCAGGAAGGCAGAATTGCAGAAGCGATTTTGACAGAATATTTTTTACGGCTCGGGTATTATGTATTCGTGCCGCTAGCTGCACAGGGTCCGGTAGATCTTGTGGTTGTAGACCCCGAAACTAGAGAAGTGGTTCTACTCGACGCAAAGAAAGACCGTAAGAGAACTAAAGGTTGGCAGGGGCGAGCGCCAAACCATCGCATACACCGGATGCGTAAACCCATACAGAAAAAATTAGGTGTAAGATTAGCTTACGTTAATCTTGATGACAGGACTGTGCATATAGTGCCAAGTCTTGATATGCCGTGCCCGCCGGAACCAGATGCCGAATAGCTATTTGGACAGGTTGGACAGGTTTAGCCCCGTTTTGCGTAAAGTTTCTATAGAGATTGTTATGGGAGAGTTTACACAAATAGGGGGTAAAGCTGTCCAACCTGTCCAAATAGCTAACTCAGCGAAGTACTCAATATTCGTGCAAACTAGTAATATACAGAGATGTGTGGAGTCCCAAGCTGACAGCGGCCTCCCGCCCCCCGGTACCCTTCGCCGGATCGCGTTTCGGGATGTTAGTGCGCCACACTAACAAAACATGTAAAGCGGTGTAATTTTATTTAATACGGTGCCGATCTATCTATTGCGCTGTTCGTCCTAACTTGTCATATTGTGATCACCGAACGGCGCGGTGCTGTTCGGTTCAACTGAAAGGAACTCACACTATGTCCAAGTTTACTTTTGCTTCCCATGTTACCGCTCACGCCAAGGCCGCCGTTAAGACTGAAGGGCTTATGGCGAAAGCCTGCGATGCCATGATCGCGGACGGTATCGCGGTCGCCATGTTCTCTAAGAAGACAGACGACAGTGACCGGGCCGAGGATTTCCGCAACGGCCTCAAGGCCGCGATTGTCGCGTCATTCACGGCGGCGGATCAGCGTTTGCTGGATACTCCGACTAAGGGGCTGTCTGATAACAAGAAAGCGCACAAGCGCTACATGCAGCAGCAGATCGGCGCTCGCGTGAACGATTACAAGCGTGGTCTACAGCGCCGTTTAGATGGTGGCGGGAAAGGCGCGGACCAGAACCGCACAACGGACCGCACGTTTGTTGAGGAACGGTTAACCGCTATCATCAAGCGATGTGAGAAGGCAGAGGACGCGACGTTCGACGTTGTGTCTGTTATTGAGGCTTGCCGGGTTGCACTCGGTAAGGTCCAGATCAAGCTAGACGATCTAGTTTAACATCTCAGGGCGGGGCTTCGGCTCCGCCCTTTTTTTGTGCCCGCGCTCCGGCGCGATCTGAAACCAGTTACACCGAGCGGCAATGCGCCTCTGTTTTCGGCGTCTCGGCGTTAGGCTGCACGCAGCCTAACGGTTTTACCCCCCACCTGTCAACCCCGATTTGTTAGTGCAGCACTAACTTTTCCACCACGTATTGTGCAATGTAGCAGCAATAACCCGCTTGATGCC